CTAATATAGAAATTGACTTAGATTTATTTTATAAAGAGATAAATGACTATACACATTTATTTGAGAAATGGGGAATCAAACATACTGACATACTTCGTTCAACCTTATCTCTAACAAAAACTAATGTAAAGGTACCGAAAGTCAAGCCTAATCCTGCAAATTGGCCTATGGATGTGTGGTGTATAGAATATCCGGATACACCATTACTTGATACATCATTTACTGAGCCTAATGACGTATTTATGAGTATGAAGAGTTTGAAGGATTTAATGATTTTTAAAGATCATTTTGCTAGATGCAATATTTTAAAGTGGGACGCCGGTGGTAAGTTTTTTCCACACATTGATGTTAAATATCCATTTCATAACTTACGTTTGTGGGGAACTAATGATCCGGATAATTACCACTTTTGTTTTTGGAACGAAGAAAAGAAAGAATATATAAGAGAAGAAAATGTAGAAGCCGGGAGAATTTACATAGCTTCTACAGAAAAATGGCATCATGCATATAGTACTGCTGATAATAATTACACGTTTTTCATTGCTTTACAAGTATCAGCATTTGATCTTTTAAAAAAACACGTGTTGTAATAGGGTATACTCTCTCCCCTCAGCACCACTCTTTAATTATACACAGGTTTTCCGGAACTGTACATAATTATTTTAGTACTTAATAAAAATAATTTTGTGTACAAATCCGTATCTCTAATATAGAATGATTACATGAGGAATATATTATGAAACCACAAGACAAACCGCATTACGTCAATAATGCAAACTTTTCACAAGCAGTAGTAGAATACGTAACCGTTCTCAATGAAGCACGAGATGCTGGTACCGAGTTGCCTATTGTGCCTGACTATATTGCACGTTGTTTTCTCAAGATTGCTGAAGGTCTATCCCATAAGTCTAACTTCATTCGATATACGTATCGTGAGGAGATGGTCATGGATGCTGTTGAAAACTGTTTAAAAGCAATTGAGAATTACAATCTAGAAGCAGCCACACGTACGGGTAAACCTAATGCCTTTGCGTATTTTACACAGATCTCATGGTATGCTTTCTTACGTCGTATTGCAAAAGAAAAGAAACAGCAGGACGTGAAAATCAAATATATGACTCAGTCTGGTGTTGAAGAGTTTATCATTGAAAATGGTGATGCTACGTCAGGCCAGGTAATGAATGCCTTTGTAAGTCAATTGAAAGATCGTATCGATAAAGTACGTGAAAAAGACACCGAGTTTAAAGAGTTTGCTGCAAAGGAAAAAAAGAAAAAGAAACTGTCGAAGCGTACAGCTACCACTGATTCAGATCTTGGAGATTTTTTATGAACAATATTTTGATGACAGGCACACAAGGTTGTGTAGGCTCACGTCTGAAAGAAGTATTTACAGAGAAGGGTTATAATGTAACTGAGTTTGCTGGTGATATTCGATATCCTGGTGCATGGGAAAACTATAAGACCATGAAGTGGGACGGACTTATTCATCTTGCAGCCATTGCAGGTGTACGTCGATCATTTTCACATCCTGAAGAATACTACGATAATAACGTTAATGGCACTATTGAAGCTCTTAAGTTTGCAAATAAGTTTTGTAATAAGATGCTATACGCCTCCTCATCAAATGCATACGAATGGTGGGGAAATCCATATGCTGCTACAAAGAAAATGTGTGAGGTAGCTGCCACAGATTATAACGCAAAGGGAATGAGATTCCATACAGTCTGGCCAGGTCGTGAGGATATGTTGTATCGTAACTTACAAAAAGGCAATGTAACATATATCAACGAGAATCATTATAGAGACTACATTCACCGCGAAGATTTGTGTGAAGGCATATTTACAATCTACAAAAACTATGATACAATAGAGGAAAAGGTTTTAGATATTGGTACAGGTCATGCTGTTCATGTTGCCTCTGTTGCAAAGCTTATGGGATTTAATGGTGAATACCGTAGTGAAAACCCAAAAGGTGAACGAGTGCATACTAAGGCAAATGTTGAATACCTTCTTAAACTTGGATGGACACCACAACGGAATATACTAGATGTTAATAGCCATACTGAATGACACCCATGCTGGAATTCGCAATAGTTCTGACATTTTTATCGATAATGCAGAAAAATTTTATTCTGATGTATTTTTTCCTTATTGCGTGGAACATAGTATTAGCCATGTGTTGCATCTTGGCGATTACTATGATAACCGGAAGTTTATTAATTTCCGTGCTCTACACCGTAATCGTCATCACTATCTTAAACCGTTACGGGAGAACGGGATGACCATGGATATTATCCGTGGTAATCATGACACATACTATAAAAATACAGGTGAATTAAACTCATTGAAAGAACTTCTAGGTCATTATATGAACGAGGTTAATATTATTCATGAACCTACTGTTATGGAATATGGTTCACTAAAGATGGGTCTGGTTCCATGGATTGATAAAGAGAATGAAGATCGTTCACTTGAGTTTCTAAAGAATGCGAAATGTGACTGGATTGGTGGACACTTTGAGATCGCAGGTTACGAGATGTTCCGTGGTCAACGTGCACCTCATGGTCTAGATCGTAATACATTCAAACGATTTGAAAAGGTTCTATCAGGTCACTTCCATACAAAATCTGAGCAGGACAATATCATGTATCTTGGCTCACAAATGGAGTTCTTTTGGAATGATGCACATGACAACAAATACTTCCACGTACTGGACACTGAAACGCGTGAGATAACTGCAATTCGTAATCCGCATACGTTATACCATCGTATATACTATGACGATACAAATGAGAACTATGATGATTATGATTTGTCACAGGTTGATGGTAAGTTTGTAAAAATAGTTGTAAAAAATAAAAATGACCTATTTACATTCGACAAATTTGTTGATAGAATACAGAATAGAGCAATACATGAACTAAAAATTGCAGAGAACTTTAACGAGTTCCTTGGGGATAACGTGGAGGATGAGGGCGTCTCTGTCGAGGATACTACGGTATTACTAGACAGCTATGTTGATGCAGTAGATACTGAACTTGATAAAGATCGTATTAAAAAAGAAATGCATGAGTTGATGACAGAGGCACAAGCTCTCGAAATAGCATGATTAAATTTAAGACACTAAAGTGGAAGAACTTTCTGTCAACTGGTGATAAGTGGACAGAGATTGACTTCCAATCACATAAGACTACATTAGTTGTAGGGCATAATGGAGCTGGTAAGTCTACTATGCTTGATGCCCTTAGCTTTGCCTTGTTTGGTAAGGCACATAGAAATATTAGTAAACCTCAACTTGTAAACAGTATTAATGGTAAGGGTACGCTTGTTGAGGTTACATTTAACGTATTAGGCTCAGACTTTCGTGTAGTACGCGGCATTAAGCCAAATAAGTTTGAGATATGGAAAGGCGAGGAGATGATGAATCAGTCATCCCATGCCAAAGAGTACCAGAAGATCCTCGAGCAAAACATCATTAAGTTGAACCATAAGTCGTTCCACCAGATCGTTGTTCTCGGCTCTTCCTCCTTCATTCCCTTCATGCAGCTGAGTGCACAGAATCGGCGTGATGTTATCGAGGATCTTCTGGACATTAATGTTTTCTCTAAAATGAATAGTCTTCTAAAGGAAAAGAATAGTCTTTTGAAAGAGGAGATTAAAGACAATGACTATTCATTTGAACTAACCAAAGATAAGATTGATCTACAAAAGAAATATATCCATGAAGTAGAGGCGCTAAGTAATGATCAGATTGAAGAGAAGCAGGACCAAATTGAGGAAGCGCAAGATCAAATCGATGAGCTCAATCTTGAGATTAACGAATTGTCAGAAGAGATTGAAACCCTATCCGAAGGGCTTGAAGAAGGGCTTAAAAAGAACAACGATAAAAAGCAAAGTCTGTTACACTACAAAGCCGAGTTTAATCAAAAAGTCTCAACACTTGTCAAGGATTCAAAATTCTACGAGGAAAATGATACTTGCCCCACATGTTCCCAAGATATTGGTGAGGACTTACGATCTGAGAAGCTCGCCTCCGCCAAAACTAAAGCCTCGGAATTACAAGAAGCGTTGGACAATGTCGCTGAGCAATCAGCTCTTGTGGAATCAACTCTTGAACGGCTCAATGATGCCTCAGGTCAAATCAGAGATAAAACCTCAGCTATATCTTCTAACAGTAGAGAAATCGTACGGCTGCAAGGACAGATACAAAATCTCTCCGATGCCATCGACAAGATCAGCGGCAATGATGGTGATGTAGCCAAGTCCAAAGAGGATCTAGTAGAACTCAACAATCAAAAAGATACATTGTTTGAAAAAAGATTGTACTTAAACGAATCTTTAAGTTATAATGGTGTCATACTTGAGATGTTGAAGGATACAGGCATCAAAACAAAAATTATTAAACAGTACTTACCTGTTATAAATAAGCTTGTCAATCAATACCTCCAGATCCTTGACTTCTTTGTGTCATTCAATCTGGATGAGGCTTTTCAAGAAACAATCAGATCTCGGTTCCGTGACTCGTTCACATATGACTCGTTCTCTGAAGGTGAGAAGCAACGTATTGACTTGGCCCTTCTGTTCACATGGCGTCAGATCGCAAAGATGAAGAATAGTGTTGCTACTAACCTTCTGATCTTAGATGAGACCTTCGACAGCTCGTTAGACCATGAAGGTATTGACAATTTGATGAAAATCATCTACACACTTGGTGATGACACAAATATCTTCATCATATCTCATAAGGGTGAGATGTTAGATGGTAAATTTGCAAACAAACTTGAGTTTGTCAAGGATAAAAACTTTAGTAAGATAAAATAAAATGCTTATAAAAAACTTTATAAACTTAGATACATGTAATCAAATGGCAGATACATTAGAAAAAACCAAAGGCATTGATTACACTAGAGACATACAAATTACAAATGAAACAACCCTAGCGTACTATAAAAAATTTCAGCACTGGCATTTTGAGCTTACAGAAAGAGTATCAAATATTTTTAATAAGACATTAATACCCACTAATGATTATAGTCGTATATACACAAAGGGCGCGTTTCTTGAGCCCCATCGCGATGATCCACATTGTGAATACTCTGTTACATTAAATTTACGAAATATACCAGAATCAAATAGCTGGTCATTTTTTCATCGTGGCTTAAATGGTACTGTTGAATATAAAATGACTCCTGGCGATGCCGTATTTTATATTGGACCTCTTCAACTTCATTGGAGAGAAGAATTAACATATGATAAATGTTATCAAACCTTTTTGCATTGGGTTGATTTAAATGGAACTAATGCCGATCTTGGAATTAAAAACTATAAGGATTTTTTATAATGGAAATTAGTGCAAATACTGTAAACGTGCTGAAGAACTTTGCTGCAATTAATAGTAATATTGTCATCAAACCTGGTAATAAGATTATGACTATCTCTGAGGCAAAGAACATCCTTGCCGAAGCAAAAGTACCAGAAGAATTTGACACACTTGCTGGAATTTATGATTTACAAGAGTTCCTAAATGTGTTAGGATTAGTAGATAATCCGTCAGTTAAATTTGGTTCTGATAGTATGTACATTAACGGTAATGCTGGCCGTGCTATTGTAACATACTACTATGCAGATCCAGAGATTCTAACTACACCAACTAAACCAATCACAATGCCTGAAGAGGATGTATGGTTTACTCTAGATGAAACTACAGTTGCTGGTATCAAAAAGGCTGCAGCTATCTTTGGACATAGTCAAATGGTTGTTGAGGCAGACAATGGATCAATTAAGTTATCGGTTGTAGATCCTGATAACAGCACTGCAAATAGATATTCAATTACTGTTGATGGAGGATATAATAACGAAGCATTTAAATTCATTATTAACATTGCAAATCTAAAAATGGTTCAAGGAACCTACAACGTAAAAATTTCTAAGAAACTTATTTCACAATTTACAAGTGAAGACTCCAACATTGTGTATTGGGTAGCACTTGAAAAATCATCAACATATGGAGAATAATATGTCTAAGCAAGAAAATATCGTAAAAGAAGCACACGCTTCACACGCACCAGTCTATGATCTAGGCAATCGTATTTGCCGAAGTACAGTAGCAGTCATTGATACTATGGTACAACGTGGTGCTGTTAAAGGTGAAGAACTGTCTACACTTGGTCAACTACGTGACCAGGCTGTACAAATGATTCAAATGGCAGAAACATACCAACAGGAACAAGCATCTGAATAATGGGCAATGATTTTCTCTGGGTAGAAAAGTATCGTCCACAAAAAGTGGCGGACACTATTCTACCATCCAACTTGAAAGACACTTTCCAAGCCATCGTCAATGGCGGAGAACTACCTAACATGTTATTCTCTGGTACTGCCGGTCTTGGAAAGACAACAGTGGCCAAAGCTATTTGTAACGAGCTTGGTCTTGACTATATTATTATTAACGGATCAGAGGAAGGAAACATCGATACACTACGAGGCAAGATCAAACAGTTTGCCTCTAGTGTTTCCCTGCAGGGTGGTTACAAGGTAGTTATTCTTGATGAGGCCGACTACCTTAACCCCCAGTCTACACAACCTGCCCTGCGGGGATTCATAGAAGAGTTCAGTAATAACTGTCGGTTTATCCTGACATGTAACTTTAAGAATCGTATTATTGAACCACTCCACTCTCGGTGTGGTGTCTATGAATTTAATACATCAAAGAAAGATTTAGCAGATCTTGCAGCGCAATTCTATAAGCGTTTTATATACATATTAGATCAAGAAAATGTGGCGTATGAATCAAAGGCAGTAGCTAACCTTGTAATGAAATACGCCCCAGACTGGAGGAGAGTTCTCAATGAAGGACAGCGTATTGGACTTACTGGTAGCGGCATTAGTCCTAGTGATAGTGGGACTGGCGGTGGCAGCTTTACTGAACTCGCCACCCATCTAAAGGCTAAAGATTTTAAGAAGATGAGATCATGGGTCGTGAACCACATGGATATAGATACTACTGCTATTCTAAGAGGTTTGTACGACAATATGAACGAGCTTGTTCAGCCACAAAGTATTCCACAACTTGTATTGATCCTAGCTGACTATCAGTACAAGGATGCCTTTGTGGCCGATCATGAATTAAATATGGTTGCATGTATGACAGAGATTATGGCACAGGTGGATTTTAAATGAGACTAGCTTTTGGAATAGTATTATTATGGTTGTTACTGTATCAGGACGCAGTTCTATTTAAAGTACTGCATGGATTTATTTTAGGGGTTTTAAGTTGAAAAATCAAGTAAAAACTATTACAATACTGGGTGGTGGGGTCATAGGTTGGTTCACCGCTGCATACCTTGCTAAATTTCATTCTAATATTAAAGTGACTTTAATAGAATCACCTTATGTACCTATATTAGGAGTAGGTGAATCCACTATTCCTCAACTCGGCGATTTGCTTAAATGGCTAGATGTTGATGAACGTCAATGGATGAAAGGTGTTCATGGTCTGCACAAATTTGGTAATATGTTTACGGCTTGGAATACAGAAGATCCAAAAGAGCGAGCTGTAGATCATTGGAATACTCCTAAACACCAACGTCAGTTTTATACATTTAATCTGACATTTAGAGACAATGCATTTAAAAAGAGTTTTTACAATCCTATGGAATTGAATGACTACTTTTATGATAATGATGGTCGCTACGGTATAGACAATAAGAGTATTGATTACTGGTTAGAACTAGTAAAGCAGGGGAAGTATAAATGGGAAGAATGGGGTGAGTATACTTCAGACCAATATAACTTGGCTATTAACAACAAGTCTGTTTATGACTACGAAGATGATATCCTAATTGGTAATTACAAAAGCTACGCTTGGCATGTTGATGCAGAAAGATTTCCTCTAATTGTAAGAGATCTTGTAGCGCTACCTTTGGGTGTGGAATGGATTGAAGGACATGTAGAACATATAGCTAAAAAAGAAGATGGCTATATTGATTATCTACAACTCAAAGATGGTAGGCAGTTCCGTGGTGATTTGTTTTTAGATTGTACTGGATTTAACAGAGTACTAATGAAACAAATGGAGAATGAATGGTTCTCCATGAGTGATAGATTACCTACACAAAGTGCATGGGTAGCACCAATTAAGTATAACGATCCTCATACAGAAATGAGACCTTACACGCAAAGTTATGCTCAAGCTAATGGTTGGAATTTTATTATTACGCTTTATAGTAGAATGGGATCTGGTTATATCTTTGATGAGCGCTCAGAGGATAAAGATTCAGCTAGAGAACGATTTATTCGTTATTGGGACACACATGAAATGATTAGAGATCCTAAATTAATTCAATGGGATCAGGGTTATTACAAGGATGCTTGGGTTAAAAATGTAATAGGTATCGGTATGGGTCAAGGCTTTGTTGATCCAATGGAAGCTAATTCAATATATGTAGCTCAGAGCTGTATTCAAATGCTAGGTCAAGCTTTAAACAAATATGATAATAGAGTCATATCAAGTCACACTAAGAAAGCCTTTTCACGTCATATCCAAAAATTAGAGAATCAGATTTGTGACTTTATTGCTTATCATTTCACAATTAGTAAACGTAGAGATAATCCGCTATGGAAAACCTGGGGTGAAAAAGGTTTAAAGGAAAATCATATTGAGAAAAATTGGAATGAGTACAGAGCTCCAAAAAATTATTTAGGTAGAAACCTATACTTAGATTATCAATGGCCGCAACAACATCATTATTTAGATAGATGGGATGATGATTTATGTAAGTTGAATATTGATCCAAAAAAGCTAAAATTAGCCGAGGTAACATTTAACTATATAAAACAAAAAAGCGAAGCGTTGGCAGATTACGCACCAAATGTTTATGATTGGACAAGGGATAAACTATTTGATGGAGCCACTTCAGATGAAATACTTGAACAAGCATTAGCAGAAAGAAAATGATTTACATTGACGGAATTGAGTATATTGAAAGCAATAACGACTATGTCAGAAGTGCTGTAATTAATCAGCTAAATAACAGATCTGTGTCTGTAAATACTAGCGGTACTACTGGTCATCCTAAACCAGTTAATCATACTGTTGAATCGATTGAAAAAATTAGCAACTACAACACTGAGTTTTTCAATTTGAAATCCAATAGCAGAATGTTAAGCTTGTATAGTCCTCGTGGGATTGCATTTACAACCATGAGTTTATATCCTTGTGTTAATGCAGGGTGTGATCTTTTCATCGAAACAAAGATAAACGACTATATTAATCGTATCAATATAATTAAACCTACTCATACACTTATTTTACCATCTGTATACAATACTTATAGTAAATACCATAAATGGGATTCTTTAGATCTTACAAGCTGTGAACAAGTTTTAATGGGTAGTGATTTTACGCCTGTTGCAGCTTTAACTGATTTAAGAATGAAAGGCGCTAAGACTGCTTATAGTGTTTATGGTAGTACAGAAACCCCACCAATCATAGCTCATACTGAATCTGATAATCATTATACATGGGAAGGTATTAACCCTAATGTTGACATCAAGATTATTGATAATGAATTACATATAAAATGGAAACATCAAGATGATTGGTGGAAAAGTGGAGATCTAGTAGAAAAAACTAATAAAGGTTTTAAACTAGTTGGTCGTAAATTAAATATGTTTAAGTTAGGTGAGTGTGGAAACCGAGTATATCCTGAACAGGTAGAAAAGGTTGCAATAGAACTAGGATCAACAAGGGCTTTGTGTAAAAAAGTAAACGAAAAATGTTATCTATATTATATGGGTAGTGTAGATGAAAACAGTTTGCTGAAAAGTTTTTCATTTGATATAGTACCTAAACAAGTAGAGCATATAGAAGTAGATGAAAATTTAAGAAAAATAAAAAGAGATCAGGTGTGCGCTTAAGGGTAAAAACAAACATTCCTGAAACTGATTTTTATATTACTGACACATATGATGAATACGTTGAATTGTTTATTCAATCAGTTAGTTTAGATGATAGACAAATTAATAATTTAATTGACAATCCTTATACATATAATAAATTAAAGTCTATGAAATTTAAATACGCGTGTTTATGGTTAGATAAAAATAATA